CGGCGAAAAACTCAATCCCGTCAGGCTCACGGCGTTCGTGTTGGTCCCCGCGGGAATCTTCGCTTGTACTGCGAAAGATAATCCACTTTCGGCGCCGCCCGAATCTGTCGCGCTCACGGCATAGTACAACGTCTGTCCGCCCGCGATCGTTCCGCCAGTAGTCGCGATCGTCGGGTTCAAGCTCACTAACGGAATGTTCGCCAGTGACGACGCTGCAGCGGCCGGCACCGTAAACGCCGCGCTCAGCTTCACCTGAAAGCTGCCGTCTGAGAGCGGTATCACCGTCTCCGTAATGCCGAACTGTTCGATCCCGTTCGTGTCGAGTGCGCTTCCCACCAGCGGCCGTGGCAGTCCGGTCTCCCCCGCACCGGTTCTGCGACCTCCCGCCGCGCTGACGCCGCCCGACGTGTACCAGCCGTCGTCGTGCCATTGCGCAGTGATCAGTACGGTCTGATAGTTCACTCCCGGAGCCAAGCGCAAGACGCGGAACGGTTGTCTTTGTAACCCTTCCTTCAGATACGTGACGGTGATCAGATCGCCGGGTGCGAGCCCTACACCGCGAACCGTCGTCTCGAATTCGACCAGCGTGCTCCCCACCGTCGATTTCGCCAGCTGCAAATCCAGCATCCGCGTTGCCTGGTCGAAGTTCGGCAACCCTAGACCCGGAAACGTAGCCGTGACTTCCCGTTGCGTCAACAGCGCGTCGTCCACGTCTACCAGCGACAGACTGTCTTGCTGGTATTCGTTGAACTCGTCCTGGAATTCCACTGTGAGACGATTCGGTGTATCGGCTCCGCTCGCTGCGTACAGCCGGATCGCCGGCTCACCATTCGGCTTGCGAAGAATTCCCGAAAACACAGCCGACCCGTCGCTGAACTCGTATGCCGGCCAGCCGCCGCTCAGCGCCTCCGTGCTGTTGCTTCCATCCGGCTTTGCAGGCTGCTGCAGGGCCAGCGTGTTTTCGACGCGCAGCGTCAGCAACCCTCCGCTTCCGCAAGTCAGCAGCAGCGACGATCCGTTCCGGATACCCCGCGCAACTTCTGCCGCGCTCCACCGGCGATTCAGCACCAGGTTGCACTCGAATCGCGGGATCAGAACCGTGTTGCCGTACAGGTCTGTGGTCTGGATCGCTTCGTCGCAGTATGCGGCTGCTGTGGCGAAACTCACCAGATCGACATCCGACGTAAGCCAGCCGCTTCGCCGCAGCACGTCCAGCAGAACCCACGCGGGATTATTGGTAAATGCCTCGCCAAGCGACGTGCCGGTCTCATCGAACCGCTCCAGGTTCAGCCCTGCCAGCAGCACCTGCACCCTGGGCAGCGATAGCCCGTTGCTGATCTGGTTCGGCACCACCACGCTAACCATCGCCATGCTGCCGTACGGATCGCCGCCCGGAAAATCCGGGTTGAACGATCCCGATCGCGTGCCGCTCGTAACCAGGTTGTACCAACCCGTCCCGGTCATGTCTACGCCGTTGACCCCTTCGGGAACTTCCACGTCGTTGACGACGACCTTCAGGATCTCCGCAATCTGTCCCATCCCCAACAGCACTTCCAGATGCGTCAGGTTGCCGTCGTTCCTCGCAAAGACCACCGGCGGCTGGTACCACGCTGTACCGTACACCAGCGGAACAAAGTCGTTGTACCTCGTGTCACTTGCAATGATCGGAGAAAGATGTGACCCGGATTCCCCAAAGCTTCGCACCGCGATCTGCGCCGGCACGAACTCAATTCCGCCGAATCGTCCGCTGTCGAACATTCCCCGCGCCGTACACGTCGGTCGCGTGTAGTCGCAAGTTGTGAACGGCTGCCCTCCGTTCGAGGTGTCCAGCGTGCCCACGCCGCCCGTCTGATCGGGCGAGTATCCACAACGATACAGCGCTGAATATTTCCCTTTCGCCCCGCCATTCAACGCTTCCACCCGCTGATCCGAAGTCGCGGGAAATGTCCAGGGACACCGCCGCTGGATCCGCACTTCCGGAAGCACAATCCGTTGCAGATTCAATCGATTTGTGAACGTGACACGAAGTGCCGCTTCCGTGGTCTCTTCCGCCGTGTTCCCAATTCCGCGAAAGATAATCTGCGCTTCTGACGCGGCCTGCTGCGCTGTCAGGTCGAAAAACAGGAGTTGGACGGTGACCTGCGCGCCCCGAAATCCGGTCTCCCGTTCAATCTCGGAAAAATGCGAGTCCGCGTTGGCCAGCGTCACGCTGATTTTGGTGTCTTCCGGCGCCGCAGCTAACTCGAAAAGAGTGTGCTTCAATAGGCGCGCGTCGTAGTTGTTTCCGTTGAACGCGACTGCGTGCGTCCCCCACCGCTCCACCGAACCGTTCTGCAAAGTGCAATCGAACAAGAACAGCGGTGTCGGCGGCTCCTGTTCTTCTTTTAGTTGATCTATCGTTGGCATCTGGATTCAGCTCGCCATAATCCGGATCACCGCATCGAACATGTCCGTTCCTTGCGCAGTCACCGTCAGTTCGTCCTCCGCAAACCGGGCTCCTGCATAAAGGCCCGCGCTGCCACTTGTCTTCTTGTAATCTGACGCGCCCCGCTGGGCCTCTACTTGCATTCCAAACAAGTCCACGATTGCACCCACATCCAATACCACCCCGAACACGACGCTATCCGTGGTTAGTCCCAATTCAACGTCCAGCAAAGCCCGGGTCCACTGGCTCGTCAAGGCGATACTGCGCGTCGCGCTGCCCCCCGCGGTCGTGGCCGATAGAGTGACGTTCGACACGCCCGTCGTCTTCGCCCACACACTCAGCGTGTACCGGATATTCCCAGGTACTGCCAGCGTCTGCGCAACCGCGCCTGCGGCCGATCCTGCATTGACCACTTGCGTTGCCCGCGTAGTGCCCAGCGGATCATTGACGCCCGGCGTCACCTGAATCAGCGGACTGTTGCTCCATGCCGGGTCGCCGAACTCCTCGCTGCGTAGCAACAGGTTTCCGAACGGATCCAAAAACGTAAAGGTTGCGAACCTTCCCATCACAGCCTGGAAGAGCGTGTCGATCGCCGTCCATTCGCTCAGAGTCAGACTAGTGGCCTTAAGCTCCCACTCCCGCATCCCGGCATCCGGATCCCCAAAGACCACCGTGCTTCCGTCACCCAGCGTGTTTACTATGGTGCGCGTCACATTCATTCGCGTAACCGGATACAGCGCCGATGCCCCCGTCGCCAGCTGTGGGAACACCAGCATCTCAGCGATTCTCCTTCACCACGACCGAAGCGGCGCCGTCGCCTTGCCCGCGATAAACCGCCGTCATCGTGTCGCCCTCAAAACTGCAGTTCGCATACACAGTTCCATCCCACGGATCGGTAAATGTAAATGTTTCCGCCTGACCGCCTTGTTCCACGAAAAAGTCTTCGATGCCTGCCAACTCTGTCTCATCCAGCAGCTCCAGCCGGATCAGCCACCGTTTCAGCGGCGCGCCGAATTCGGCAAATCGTTGCTCAGAGCCGTCCAGAAACCGGAGCACCTGCGTCGAATACCGTCTCGCCCGGTCCGATGGATACTGCGCGACCGCTCCCGTCTTCAGCGCTGGAAAACTCGCCACCTAAGCCTCCCGAACCACATCGTTAAGCACGCTCGATTGGAGCATCGCCTGCCGGACTGCCTGCGCGATGTCATTGCTGTGATCCAAGAACGACTGGCTGTCCATCGCCTGCACCTGTACTGTGATCTGCGCCGGCGCACTGGCTTGCCCTCCGGTCGGAGCTGACCTAGGAAGTCCGCCTTGCGGATTGTCCACCGCGAACGCCTGCCCTCCGCTCTCGCTCACTCCCCCATTTACTTGAATCGAAGGCGGCAGCGCGAACTTCGTCAACGGAGCGGCGGTAGAACTAGATGTCGAGCTATCCCCGCTTCCCGCGAATAAGCTCGTGAGCCCGGAAATCAGCGGGCTCAGGCCCAGCCCCGCGCCGAACACGTCCAGCAGCGTGCTGCCCATCGACGGACCTGACGAAGCCCCGCCCGACGAACCTCCGCTCCTCGTCAAAGAGCTTGCCTGCATCGATGCGGTCGCTGCCTGGCTTTCCGTCTGCAACTGTTGTAGCTGGTCCGCCAGTTGCGCGATCTGTTCGTTCAGTCCCAACGTTCCCGGATCACTTGCCATTCATCCCCTCCGCCCGCAGTTCCCCTTCCAGTGCCAGAAATGCGTCCGCCTCACGCGCCGTCGGATTCTTCAAACCCCAGGTTTTCGACGCAAAGAATCTCTCCAGCAGCTCGATACTCTCGGCAGTCATCAGCGACTTCGGACATTCCTCCGTCGATGCCGGCCCGCGTGCCCACACAATTCGCTTCGCGCCCCGCCGTTCCTCCGGCAGAAACCCACACCGTCTCCGCGCTTCCAGGCCCTGCTTCCGGCATGCGTCGCACTCCCATCGGGACCCGTCACCGCGCAGGAAATGGAATGCGACAATCAGTTTTTTCGTTGTTCTTCACTCAGTCCACACTCGCGCTTGATCCGACCCAGCATCTCCTTGGCCAGATCCAGCGGACCTTTCTCGATCAGCGCAACCGGCGTCGCGGCTTCTCCGTCGATCTCCAGACCCTCGATCGCTTCCAATCCCCACTCGAGATACACTCGGTCGATCTCCGCCGCCAGCACTGCGGCCTCGAGCTTCTCCCGCGGATCCTGCCCCGCTTCCAGAAACTCCACCTTCCGCCCGATCTCCCGGATCCTCCGCGCCAGCTCGATCCTTCTCGCCACCGAGATCCGCGCCACTCGAAACCGTACCCCTGCACAAGTCTCCGCGTCGAACCACGCCGAGCTCTCGTGTCTGTTGCCCGAAAGCCCGTTATCCGAAAGCAATGTACAACTCGTCATCCACCGTCCCCTGTGCCCGATCGTTTTGAAACGCCCACTGCAGCCGAGTTTCACTGTCGTCGAATTCCGGCACCTCCGGAACCATCGCCGGCATGTACGCCCCGAACAATTGCCCTGCCTGCTCGCCCAACTGCAGCATCACCCCGATCGGCGACCTTTGCCTAGCCGCCTGATACAGAGCCTTCGTCTGTGCGTCGTCGTGTTCGAACATCTTGAAATTCAGCCGCACCGTGCGCCCGCCCGCCGTGATGCATCTCGCGAAATCGCTGCCGAACTCCTGCAACCGCTGGGCGATGCCGTTGGTCATCGTCAGTTGCGCCGCGGTCAGCGTGAAGAATTGGCTTTCTGGCGCGCCCATCCACACCTGTCCTAGGTGCCCCGGCACAATCGTATAGTCGAAATCCGCCGGAGACGGTTCCGCTGGATAACTTCCCAGTCCCGCCTCCCCGCTCACGAAGCTCGCACTGTCCAGCAGGTCCTGCGACGGCCCGGAAAACTCGAATTCTTGAAAGTCTCCGTTCACCGTCACTTTCATCCCATCCATGGCCGCGCCGTTCAGGATCCTCTGCACCACCGTGCTCGGGTCCCAGTAGTCGTAGATCGTCGTGCTCCCCAAGTCGGTCGCCAGTTGGAATGTTGCCGTCGCTCCGATGGCCGACCCAGCCACCGGCGTAACTGTAAACGCCGCGTTGATGAACACCGTCGTCGTGTCCTGCACCGCCGCCACGAAACGAATGTCGCCGCCGGAGCTAATTGCCTGCCCCGGACTCAGCCCGTGCGCCGCCGTGAATTGGATCTGCGTCTGCCCCGTGACCACCGCCACCGTTCCGCCCGCGAAGATCACCGGCGATGCTCCCATCGCCGCCTGAAACAGCGGCCCGTGGGTCGGCGGCAAGGTCTGATCCGTCCATTGCGTCATGAACGTGTTCAATTGGAAACTCGTGCGCTTCCGGATCTGGTTCGGCAGGCCGGGGAACGTTCGGCTTCCCGTCTTGTCCCGGCGGCTCGTCTGCTCTTGAACCTGCCGCGCCGTCAACTTCACGATGGGGATCCGATTCGCGCCCGTGACCCCCGCCGCCTGGCCGTAGTTCGACTCCAGCGCCACGTACACGCGGTTGTTATTCGACGATATGTAGCAACTCATAGGGACACGTCAACCTCGAATTCGACTTTCGCGATCTGCAGGAAATTCTTGCCGCCATGCCGCACCGGATCGATACTCACCTCATACCCGCCCGTGAAAAACGCCCCTTCTCCCCAACTCCCCCGATTCGCGTCCAGCACCTGCGTAACCGCTTCCGCGTACAGCCGCAGTTGTTCCTCCACTCCCTCGATCCGGTCCTGCGAAACCCGTACCTCGGCCACCGTTCGCACCTTGCCCGAAAACGTTCGGAACTTCTCCGTCAGCAGATTTCGAACGCGGTCCGTGTAGACATACACAGCCGGATACTTCACCACCTGCGCTCGCTCGCTCAGCTCCACGGAAACATTCTGGTTCATCACATGGGCCGGCGGAATCGGAGCCATCTCCACCCCGGCCTCTTGTGCGATGCCGGCCACCGCCGGACCAAGCCCCGTGTCAGTCGCAGTCAGGAACTCCACCATTTTGCGCGTCGCGACACTTCCTGTAATGGCCATCGCTCAACCCCGCCGCAGCATCCAGCCGCCACTGATATAGGTGTCGGCGGCTTGCCCGTCTCCCGGTGCCGCACCCGCCGCCAACCCGGTGCCCGGCAGCGTGAAATTCTCCCCCGACGGAACCGGTGTCGGACTCTGCAACGCCAGCGCATCCGGGGTTAGCCCAAGATAGACGTTGAACCCCGTCGCTACAGCCGGAGGGTTCGTCATCTGAACTACCGGAAGGCTTCCAGCCGGCGCTCCATAAGTGGTCATTTCACTCGGCTCTCCCTCCTGCCCTGACGCTCCTACCCACGACGCCCGCGCATAATACGTGGTCTCTGGAATGAGACCGGCTGCGGCACTGAACACCGGCGCTTGCGCCTGCGGAATCGGCGTCAACGCCAGGCCCACGCCGAAACGAAAGTAGCGTTCCCGCGCGCTCCGTGTCAGCATCTGGTACTCCAGAAACTTCGCCTGATAGCGGTCATTGAGCTGGTTATTGAAGGTATCCCGGTAGACGATTTCAAGCGTGTGCAATGCATGCCAGCGCCTTAGCTGACGGCTGACCACCACGTCCGATACGCCGATCGTTCTGCGCCGAGCCGCCGGCGTTCCGGTCTGAAATGGCGAAAAGATCTGCAAATTCGTGCTCGCATGATCCAGGAGAAAATCCAGCACCTCCTCCGAGATCTCTTCGGTCGCTAGGTCCAGCTTCACTCCCAGATCGATCGTCTCTAAGTTCGCTAGCCCAAGAATGGCCGACTCGTACACGCGCAGGTCCTCGGTGTTGTTGGGACTACCGTCTGTCAGCAACATTCAGTTGCGCCTCTTTCCATTTCGCCTCCGCTTCCGCCCGGAACTGCGCCGCTTCCTCCGGATTCGCCAGGTCTGCCTTCCCGTCCGCGATCAGGCGAGCCGCCGCCGCTCGCGGCAGCTCCGTCATCACCCCAGCCCTGCCTCCATCCGGCGTGGCACGGCTGGTCACCACCGCGAAGACTGCCTCGATCAGCGCCTCTATCTTGCGGATCTTTTCGTAATACGCGAGCAAATCCATATGGCCCTTTGAAATAAGGTGTCAAAAAAGGGGACTGCCTCCGGTTTCGATGAACCGCCCTGGATCTGTTCAGACCAGTCCCCGAAACTGGCTGGCTGTCCCCTTTTTTCTCCCTTAGCTATTCACCTGCACCCCGAAGCTATTCCTCAGCACTCCCGAGCCATACAGCACGTCCACCGTGAACTGCTGTGCCAACGTGTTCGGCTGGTAACTCATGGTCACCCGCATCCCGAAATTTCCCAGCTCCGCGTACTCCGCGATTGCCCCCGTCCCCGGCAGCGGCCTCGGCAGCCGGCGCACCACTAATCCGATCGCGTCCCGCGCGAACGCCAGGTTGTGGGTGGTCACCGGACTCGTCCCCGTTGTCGTCACGAACTGCGATCGAAAGATGTAGAAGTCCTTCATCTTTCCGACCGCCCCGTCCACCAGCGCTCGCAAACCTGCCTCGCCCGCCGTATTGAATTCACTGAACCGCGGAATTTGCCGCAGCGTCGAATACGTGCCTGGATCCACTACCAGATACTTCGCCGCGTTCGGCGGGACCTTGGCTGCGAACAGCGCTGTCTCCGCCGAATCCACTACCGCTTCGGTGATCGCCGTCCCGCCCGTCCCCACCGCCGTGTTGGCCGTGAAGTTCGCATACAGGCCCATCAGGTCTGTCTCGATCCGTTCTGCCAGCGCCACCACGGCTGGCTGCATGTATAGTTTCAGCAGATCCGGAACCGCTAGAATCTTGGTCACGTCCGGAATCAGGAACGTCGCCTCCGCGTGCGTGTTCAGCACGATCTGCGCGTTGTCCAGATTCGGATTCTGCGTCATCACGGTGCTGCCTTCTGTCAGGTTGTGCGCCGTCATTGCCGGCGGAATCGGCACGTTGATTGTGTCGCCTGCCTGCGCCAGCGCCGGCTCATAATCGCGATTGACCAGGTTGCCCATGACAAGGTTCCCCATCAGCGCGGGTAGCGCGTCCGCCGCCACCAGCTTCACAATCGCGTTCGCTACGTTACTTGATGTAATTGCTCCCATTCGTCTCCCCTTTCCTTAAAGCCCGCGTAGCGTTTGCGACGCCACCCGCGCGATCTCCTGCCTCACCCTGTCCATTTCCGCCGCGCTCATCCCCGGCCGGATTCTGTCGATGTCCACGACGCCGGATGGCCCCGCGCCGCTCCCTCGTGCCCCGCCACTTGCCCCCGACCCTCCCGCGACCCGCGCCGGCAACAGTTCTGGATTCTCGCCGACGAATTTCTTCAGGAATTCTTTCATCTCTCCGCCGTCGCGCGGCACTTCGTCCTTTACCGCCTTGTACGCCAGATCGAGCTTAGCCACGCCCAGCTTTTGCAGCTCCGCCCGAATCGCCGATCCCCGCTCGGCTTCTTCCACCCGCTTCTCCAGCCCTTCCCGTCGCCGCCTTTCCTCCGCCAGCTCCTCCAGCACCGTTCGAATATCTGTTTCGTCCATGCCCTCTCCTATCCACTCGGAGCGTTGGGGACTGCCTACCGATTTCGATGAACCCACCGCGCGTGGGGGACTGCCTACCGATTTCGATGAACTACCATCTCCTCAGTCCACAGCATTTCCCCGAAATCGGCTGGCTGTCCCCACGCGCCCCACGCGCCCCACGCGTCTCCCTACGCCCCCTCGATTTCTTCCGCGATCCTGTCCTTCACGTCTTGCCGCGAATCGCACAAATACTTCAGCGCTAACTTTTTGTAAACTTCTTTGGTCAGCGTCGGCGACGTCGCCCCCAGTGCGAGTAACTGCTTTGCATCCTCCAGCTCCGTGCCGAAATCTGCGATATCAAACTCGTCCATGCCGGTTACGCTTACGTCCAACTCGTCTTCGCGAGCTGCCGCCGTCGCCCGCAGCACTCGCCGGATCTGCTCTTTGATCGCGTCCCCGTATCCGCGCAGTACCTCTTGCGTAATCGCGAAATCCATCTGCTTGCTGAGCGCACTCTGGCTGTGCGCCGTTCCGCTCTGCTCGACGCCGGCTTGGCTCAAGTAGCACACCCTGTAAATCTCTTCCCGCAGCCGCACCAGATTGTCCGCGGCAATCTGGTAGACCTTTCCTTCCGGCTCCGTCCAGCCGAACCTGTCTTGCGGTCCAAGCTGAATGTAATAGCTCTCCCCCACCATCTGGCTCCACTCGCGATCCGAATACACCACCGGCATCGCGAACAGTCCCATCGTCAGTGCCCAGCTCAGCGCGTTCGATTTGTTGAAATGCTCCAGTTGCAGCGAGCCCGCCCGGTTAAGCATCCATAGCCCTTCCGGAATCCGCAGTGCGAACAGCGGAGTCTGTCCGAGCTTGGCCAGCGCGTGTGTCCCTTGATCGATAACCCCGCCTTCACCGTAAATCCGGTAATTGCGCTTGT